ACCAAACTTGGAACTTCTTTTAAATTCTAGAATTGCAAAAGCAAAGTCTATCGGGTATAATGAAGAACGGATAAAATTACTTTTCGAAACAATAGAAAGGTTTGACATTTGAATAAAATTAATCTTGGTTGTTCCAAAAATCTATTGACTGGTTACATTAATGTCGATATGGATAGTATTGAAACTATAAAACAAAGATATCCAAACTTAGAGTTTTCTGATAATTTGGTATTAGAGCAATGGGATATATTTAATTTACCTGTTGAAGATGGATCTATTGCAGAGGTTCGAGCGGATTGTCTGTTTGAACACCTTTCATTTAAAGAAGAAAGAATACTTTTTGAAGAGTGTGTTCGCGTCTTGGAAGTTGGTGGTGTGTTTAATTTAGCTGTTCCTGACGCAGAGATTGCCTTTAAGTCATGGCTGCAAGCTGAGGACGATTGGAAAGACTGGTATAGAGATGACGATGAAGCGATCAAAGAAAAACATTGGTTTGGTACTTATGAATATTCATACAAGAATCGCTGGGGATATTTGACTGCTCTTTTGTTTGGTAGTCAAAACGGAGAAGGACAGTATCATAAAAATTGTTACACCATAGGAAAACTCCGAAACATATGCAAGCGTTTGAATCTGGAAATTTTTCATGAAGAGTGGTTTGACTGGCATAGTAGTGAAAACTTAGACAAAATTATAAGAATAAAGGCGAAGAAACTGAAATGAATATATTCGTTGACATTGATGAAACAATTTGTGTGTCTCCCGATGATAGGAATTATGCAAATGCCAGTCCCATTCCAGAGCGGATTGATAGAATCAATAAATTATATGATGAAGGAAATAGAATCGTTTATTGGACTGCACGAGGAACTGTCTCTGGTATTGACTGGAGAAACGTGACTATGGATCAGTTCGAGCGGTGGGGTGTTAAATATCACCAAGTTAAATTTAACAAACCCGCATATGATCTTTTCATAGACGACAAGAACATAAATTCCGACACATATTTTTTAGATAAATAGAAGAAACCCAATCACATTATGGAGTGAGTATGAGCTTACCAAAAGTTACATTATGCATGATCGTCAAGAACGAAACTAAGATTATTAAAGAATGTCTTGAGTCTGTTTACAAGTACATCGACCGTTACGATATTACAGACACAGGTTCTACTGATGGAACCCAAGAACTAATCAAAGAATTCTTTGATGAGAAGGGTATTCCTGGCGAGGTGTATCAGAGTGACTGGAAAGGTTTCGGTGAGCATGCTGGTAAAGAAGGTTCTCGAACTGAGTCTATTAGAAACTGTCATGGTAAAGCTCAGTACGGATGGGTAATTGATGCAGATGACTATATCCATGTTGGGCCTAAGGGGTTTGGTTGGCCTGAAGTCATGGATGCTAGTTCTTACGTCCTGAGAATTCAGCGTGGTGATTTTGTTTGGTGGCGAAATCAGGTATTTAAGTTGGATGATAAAGTTAACTGGAGATATGTTGGTGTTCTCCACGAATATGCTGACTGTGATTTACAGGAAGACCGACGAACCATTAAGGTAGATGGTGATTATCATATCGTTGCTAGAACCGAGGGATCAGAACGAAACGAAGGAATCACTCCACAGGAAAAGTATGGTAAAGACGCTGATATATTGATTGAGGCATTGAAAGATGAACCAGACAACCACCGATATCAGTTCTATCTTGGTCAAAGTTATTTTGATTCTCAGCAATGGGAAAAAGCATATGATGCATATGCAACGAGAGTAGCTGGTGGTGGTTGGGAAGAGGAACAGTGGTATTCTGCATATAGAATGGCAATAGTTTGTAGCATTCTAGAGAAACCTTGGCCTGAAATCGCGCAGCACTATCTTCAAGCGTATAACATGAGACCAAGTAGAGCGGAACCTCTTTGGCAACTTGCAAGAATTCACAGACAAGAGCGAGAAGAGCATAGGATTGCTTATCTGTACGCAAAGACTGCATGTGAAATCCAGTATCCAGAAAACGATATTCTTTTCATCTCCTCTGAGATCTATCAGTGGCAAGCACTTGATGAGTTTGCTGCCGCTGCTTTCTACGCGCATGATTTTCTTCGAGGATATAATGCATGTAAATCTTTGATTGAAAATAAATATGTTCCCGATTCCGAGAAGGAACGTATTTCCAGAAACCTGAAAACATACGAGCAAAAACTGATGGAACTTCAGCAGCAAAATCAGCAGATGCAAGAGGGTATGAAACAGCAAAATGAAGAACATAGACAAAAGTTGATACAGCAAAGAAAGTCTATGGAAGCTAAGAAGAGAAAGAAAAAGAAGAACAAGAAATAAACATAAATAGAGTAAATGATTGAAGGGAAGTAATGTCAACAGGGCCTAATCAAATTTTACTTAAGAGAAGCGATTCACCAGGCGTAGATCCTAGTGTATTGTCTTTTGGCG